GATATGGACTGGAAAATTCATAATGATCCTACATTTATTTTAGTAGAAGCTTATAGGGTAGTAGATCCAGAGATATACACAGACGCGTGGGGGGATCGTTGGTTGCAAGAATACTGCACAGCCAAAATAAAGTACCAGTGGGGTACTAACCTTACTAAGTTCACCGGCCTGGAGCTCCCCGGTGGTGTTAAATTTAATGGCGAAAAAATTCTTGATGATGCTAAGGCAGAAATTAACAAGCTAGAAGCAGAAATGATTAGTAGTTACTCATTGCCAGTAATGAACATGATGAATTAAATGGCAACGAATTTTTATTTTAATAATTTTAAAAATAGCCAAGAGCAGCTTTTAATTGAAAACTTAATAGTTGAATCCATTAAGATCTACGGGCATGAGTTGTTTTATCTTCCTAGAAAAAGAGATGCGTATGACCCTGTCTACGGGGAGAGCCCTTTAAGCTCGTTTAATAATGCATATATGATAGAGATGTATATTAAAAATGTTGAAGGTTTTGCAGGTGAAGGAGATTTTCTGTCTAAGTTTAATCTTGAAATAAGAGACAGGGTTACGTTTACTATGTCCAGAAGATCTTTCAATGATGAGATAGGGAATCTGGAAGGGTTTATAAGACCGAGAGAAGGAGATTTAATATTCTTCCCTCTTAACAATAAAATATTTGAGATTAAATTTGTTGAACATGAAGCTATCTTCTACCAACTTGGTGCACTACAAACGTTTGATATACAATGCGAATTGTTTGAATATAGCAATGAAATATTCAGCACAGGTGTAACTGATATAGATAATCTTTATGATAGCTATCAGCTAGATGTAAATGCCTTTACTTTAAAGTACGAAAGAAATGCTAACGGGTATTCCTTTGCAATTCTAGATGAAGCAGGGTTTGATCTAGTTACTGAAGGCGCAAATATAGGTGAAAAGGTTGCTGATAACAGCCCTGATATTCAAACAGAAGGATTATCGTTCATTGACTTTACAGAGATAGATCCTTTTAGCGAGGGTAAAATCTGATGTTCGGGCAAACGTTTTACCACAAAACACTTCGAAAGTATGTAACATACTTTGGAACTTTATTTAATGACCTTTACATTAATAGAACAGATGGTGGCGGAAAAAATGTTCAAAGCTTGAGAATACCCATTACATATGCACCAAGGGATAAAGCACTTGCAAGAGTAGATTCTGACCCTGGTTTAGACAGACCTGCGGCAGTTATTTTACCTATAATGTCATTTGAAATGACCGGTCTAAAATATGCAGCGTCTAGAAAACTTGCAACAATTACAAAAAGCAAAATTTCAAAAATAAACACAGCTAACGACAACTACTTAAGCTACGCATATAATCCTGTACCATATGATATTGATTTTACTTTAAACATAATGGTAAAAAATGCCGAAGATGGCACAAGAATACTAGAACAAATATTACCTTTTTTCACACCTGAATGGACTGCAACACTTAACATAATACCAGAGCTTGACATTAAATTAGACATACCGGTTTTAATAAAAGATATTTCTCATAATGATACATATGACTCTAACTTTGATGAAAGAAGAGTGTTAACATGGACTATAAATTTTACGATGCTTGGTTACTTGTTTGGACCAGTTAAGAAATTTTCTGTTATTACTCTTGCAAATACTAATTTTTACGAGTCTCTAACTGCAAATACAGTTGCAGAGAATATAACAATTACCCCTGGACTCTTAGCTAATGGTTCACCCACAACCAACGCACAACTTACTATAGATAGATTCTCTATAAAAGCAAATGACGACTGGGGCTATATTATTAATAAGACCAGTATAGATGAAACCTGATACAATTGCCAAAACTCTTAACTTACCTCCACTGGAAAAAACAGTTGACCTAGAAGTAAAGTCTTCTGATTATGAAGACGATTTTGAATATGCAAGGGGCAACTTACTTAACATTATTGAGAAGGGAGCTGAAGCCCTAGACGGCATATTAGATGTTGCCGGGCAATCTCAGCACCCTCGCAGTTATGAGGTAGCTGCTAACCTCATAAAAACGATGTCAGAAGTAAATAAAGATTTACTTGAGCTATCAAAAAGAAAACAAGAGCTTACGGGTGAAAGCAAGTCAAAGACAATCAATAATAATCTTTTTGTTGGAAGCACGGCAGAACTACAAAAACTATTAAAAAATAATGACAGCAACTGAAAATTACCTAGGTAATAGAAATCTTAAAAGAAGTTACGTAGAAATAGAATGGACGAAAGAAAACGTCCAAGAGTATATAAAGTGCTCTAAAGATCCAATCTACTTCGTAGAAAACTACGTGAAAATTATTAATGTGGATAAAGGTCTAGTTCCGTTTATTCCATATGAATATCAAAAAAATATTATTAGTCTGTCTGATAAAGAGCGGTTTGTTATCTGTAAGATGCCTAGGCAAGTGGGTAAAACAACAGTAGTGGTGGGAATTATTTTACACAGAGTACTATTTAATGAAAATTACTCAGTAGCCATACTTGCACACAAAGAAAAACAGGCCAGAAATATATTAAGTAGAATACAGCTAGCCTACGAGCATATGCCTAGATGGTTGCAACAGGGCATTGTTGAATGGAACAAGGGTAATGTGGAGTTAGAGAATGGTTCTAAGATACAAGCAAGCTCTACTGCATCATCTGCAATTCGTGGTACATCTCAAAATTTTGTATACTTAGATGAGTTTGCATTCGTTCCTAATAGCATACAAGAGCAGTTCTTTGCTTCAGTTTACCCCACAATATCCTCGGGCGATACTACTAAATTACTAATAACGTCTACCCCTAATGGTCTAAATCTTTTTTATAAGATTTGGTCTGACAGTGAAAACGAAAGAAACGATTATAAACGCGTAGATGTACATTGGAGCGAAGTTTCAGGACGGGATGAAGTCTGGAAACAACAAACAATAAACAATACTTCCGAGGAACAATTCAGGCAGGAGTATGAATGCGAATTTTTAGGCTCGTCATCTACCCTTATTTCAGGCGCTAAATTAAGAACTTTAGTATATAAAAATCCTATCAAATCAGATGAACATCTAAAGATATATGAATTTCCTGAAAAAGAAAAAATTTATGCTATAGCTGTTGATACTGCCAGAGGAAGAGAAGGGGACTACTCAGCATTTAAAGTTTTTGACGTATCATCACTTCCTTATGTTGATGTTGCAACTTATAGAAACAAAGAAATAGACCCCCTTGTATATCCATCCATGGTATATAATCTAGCAAAGTACTATAATAGTGCGGTTGTGTTGGTTGAGATTAACGATGTGGGTCAACAGGTAGCAGACATCCTACAGCATGACTTAGAGTATGATAATTTAATTTTTAGCTATTCATCTCCACTCAAGGGTGCTATTGTATCAGCCGGCTTCTCTGGAAGCTCACATGCTGGGGTAAGAACTACCAAGCTCACAAAAAAGATTGGCTGTTCTATTTTAAAGTCGCTAGTAGAGAATGATAAATTAGTCATATATGATTTTGATACTATTCAAGAGCTTTATAGATTTGTAAGTGACGGTGTGTCGTTTAATGCTGAAGAAGGAAATGATGATTTAGTTATGTGTTGTGTAATATTTGCGTGGCTTTCAGACCAGCAGTACTTTAAAGATTATGCAAATAATAATTTTAGAAAGAATTTATACGAAAATAGCATTCAACGTATAGAAGATGAATTAAGTCCATTCGGGTTTATAGATGACAAAAGATCAGAGGAAGTACAAGAGTCTGGCAGATACAATATAGTGGATCTTGAAGAAAGGGGAATTTCTTTTGATAAGTGGATGTCAACTTAATAAGTATGTTTTTTTATAAATAAAAAGTGATTAGTCAAGTACCTTGTCATAAATAACCCTTTGAAGGAGGACAAAATGGCATTTCAAGTTAGTCCAGGTGTAAATGTCACTGAAATTGACCTGACTACTGTAGTCCCAGCAGTTTCAACAACAGAAGGCGCGCTAGCTGGCGTGTTTCGTTGGGGCCCAGTAGGAAAAAGAATTTTAGTAGACTCAGAGTCAAATCTTGCTACTCGTTTTGGTAAACCAACAAATTTTAACCCAGAAACGTTTTTTACTGCTGCTAACTTCTTAGCTTACGGCAATAAGCTTTATGTGGTTAGAACAGCTAATACCACGGATGCAACAGGCGTGAACGGCGCATTATCTGCCTTTGCTAACGTAAGTGTGGTCACATCGAACTCAAACCTAGTCATCAAGAATGATGATGATCTTTATAACTCAACAGTAATGAATACTGCTGGTAGTGAAACAAACGTAAGATATATTGCTAGATACCCGGGTGCGCTAGGCAACTCACTAAAGATTTCAGTTTGTGATACTTCTAACGCTTTCTTCTCTAACACCGCATTAGTCAGTAACTCTTCAATTAGCTCAAATGGAGATCTTACTTCAGTAGTTGCTATTAACGGTTCGAACACTTTTTCAGTAAAAATAGGTCAGAGTGGCACAGGCACTATTGCTGATGCGGTTGCTGGGGCCACTGCTTTAAGATCACTTCTTTCTGTCTCCGATTTAGTTGAGCTCGGCAATACAACAGTTGGTACTCAACTTGTAAAGGTAACTTCTATCGGCTCAGTATCAAATACTTCAACACAAGCCTCGTTTACTGTTAACACATCATCAAGCTTTACGCTTAACAGTGTCGATGGAGAAGGGGTTGCTAATGTTGCTTCAATCAGTGCAGGCTACCTTAAGAGATACTGGGAGTTCTCAACTGCAGTTGACAAGGCACCCGGAACATCAACCTACAATGCTAATTTTGGCAACTCTGCAGCTGTAGACGAAGTTCATGTAGTTGTTCAAGATCAGGACGGTATGTTTACCGGCGTTCCTGGTGCTGTGCTAGAAGTCTTCCAAGGCCTTTCAAGAGCTACTGATGCTAAGACAGCAGACGGCGCAGCAAACTTTATCAAAGATGTAATTAACCAAAACTCGCGATATGTTTACTATAACAACAACAGAGTTATTAATTACACTAATTCTGCTCAAAACCTTGCATCACTAGCAAACAATACACCGCTTTCCCTTTCATTTGTTGCTGGTACTGATGGTCTTGCAGAAGATTTAGTTCCTGACAATATCATTACAAGCGGTTACGATCTATTTTTATCAGCTGAAGATGTAGATATTTCTCTTGTGCTTCAAGGTAAAGCTATTGGTGCAAATTTCCAATCAACTCTCGCAAACTATATCATTAATAACATCTGTGAATCAAGAAAAGATTGTGTCGCTTTTATCTCGCCAAACAAGGACTCAGTTGTACTTAATTCAGTCAGTGATGAAGAAAATGACATTATTAAATTCAGAAATGCACTGACCTCAACATCATATTCTGTTCTTGATTCAGGGTACAAGTATCAATACGACAAGTATAATGACGTATATCGATACATTCCTCTTAACGGTGATGTTGCTGGTTTATGTGTAAGAACTGACGATACAAGAGACCCATGGTTCTCACCTGCTGGGTTTAATCGTGGTATTATTAAGAATGTAATCAAGCTAGCTTTTAACCCAAGTAAAGCACAACGTGACCAGCTTTACAAAGCAGGTGTTAACCCAGTCGTTACATTCCCCGGTCAAGGTACACTGCTGTTTGGTGATAAGACTCTTCTCGATAAACCTTCAGCATTCGATAAAATTAACGTACGTAGACTTTTCATTGTACTAGAAAAGGCTATTGCAACAGCTGCTAAGTTTACTCTATTCGAATTCAACGACCCATTTACACGTTCTCAATTCAAGAATCTAGTAGAACCATTTCTACGGGATGTTCAAGGTCGCCGTGGTATTTACGACTTTAAGGTTGTTTGTGACGAAACAAACAACACACCAGAAGTTGTAGATAGATATGAGTTTGTTGGGGACATCTACATTAAGCCTGCTAAGTCAATTAACTTCATTCAATTAAACTTTGTGGCTGTTAGAACGGGTGTCGAATTCTCCGAAATCGTTGGACAGTTCTAATAAATAAAGACAAAGGAGAAAAGACATGGCTTTCAATGTAAATGAAATCAGAAGTCAGCTTACGTTTGGTGGTGCAAGACAGTCACTATTTCAAGTTACTATTCAAAACCCAGCCAACGGTGTAGCTGACATTAAGGTGCCCTTTCTTGTTAAAGCAGCACAAATTCCATCATCACTTTTAGGTACAATTGAAGTACCTTATTTCGGCCGTAAGATTAGACTTGCCGGCGACAGAGTATTTGATGCATGGACTGTTACTGTTATCAACGACGAAGACTTCCTTATCCGCAATGCAATGGAACAATGGCAAAACCAAATACAATCTCTTCAGGGCAACCTAAGAAAGTTTGGCAGCGCTAGTCCTTCGCTCTATAAGGCACAAGCTCAAGTAACACAGTTCTCAAAGACTGGGGTACCTATTAGGACTTATACATTTAATGGAATTTACCCGTCTGACATTTCTACTATTGAGCTAGCATGGGATTCAACGGACACAATAGAAGAGTTTACCGTAACATTTCAATATGATTACTGGGAAGTTTCTGGCGGCATTACAGGTAATGCTGGCGGAATTTAATTCCTAATTTGAGGTAGTTATGATATTATTTGGTTTTGAAATTAAAAAGGCTGTTGACCCAGCTTTAGAACAAGCTAAGGAACCGTCATTCGTACCACAAGTATCGGATGACGGCGCTTTAGTTGTGGCTGCTGGTGGTGCATATGGCACCTATGTAGACTTAGAAGGCACAGTTAAATCAGAAGCTGAATTAGTCAACAAATATAGAATGATGTCAATGCATCCAGAAGTTGATAGTGCTATCAATGATGTAGTTAATGAAGCAATAGTAGTTAATTCAGACTTACCGCCAGTAAGCATTATTCTCGACGATACTGGTCTTTCAGCTTCAGTAAAAAAGACAATTGCTCAAGAATTTGATAATATTTTACAAATTCTTAATTTTAATAATCAGTGTTTTGATATTTTTAGAAGATGGTATATCGATGGCAGATTATACTTTCATGCTATTATTGATGTGACCAATCCAAAATTAGGTATTCAAGAACTAAGATACATTGACCCAAGAAGAATTAGAAAAGTCAAAGAAGTTGTTAAAAAGAAAGATCTAAAGACTACCGCTACTCTTAATACTACTAAAGCTGAATACTACATCTATTCAGAAAAGAACTATGATGATAAAATATCTGTGGCCAGTTCAAACCCAACAGCAGCCCTTAAAATATCTAAAGATAGCATTGTTCATGTAACATCAGGTTTACTTGATGTTAGTAATACTTTAGTTCTTTCATATCTACACAAAGCTATCAAGCCTCTTAACCAACTCCGCACTCTAGAAGATGCAACAGTCATCTATAGAGTCTCCAGAGCGCCTGAAAGAAGAATATTTTATATTGACGTTGGCAATCTTCCTAAAATGAAGGCCGAGCAATATCTTCAAGATATGATGATCAGGCATAAAAATAGATTAGTATATGATGCCTCCACAGGGGAATTAAGAGACGATAGAAAATTTATGACAATGTTAGAAGATTACTGGCTTCCAAGGAGAGAAGGTAATAGAGGGACTGAGATTGATACCTTGCCTGGTGGTCAAAACTTAGGTGAGATGGCCGATGTTGAGTATTTTCAACAAAAGCTTTATGAAAGCCTTAACGTTCCAGTTTCTAGATTAAAAACTGATACAGCGTTTAATCTAGGAAGATCAACAGAAATATCTAGAGATGAAGTAAAGTTCTCTAAGTTTATTGATAGACTTCGCAATAAGTTTGCTTCATTATTTTTAAAATGTCTTGAAAGGCAACTTTTACTTAAGAGTATAACTACTGCCGAAGACTGGGAAACTTTTTCAGCTAAGATCAAGTTTGATTTTGCAAAAGACAACTACTTCGCCGAACTAAAAGAGTCTGAAATCCTTACTGAAAGATTAAACAATCTTGCATTGTTAGCTCCATATGCTGGTGTCTATTATTCTAAAAATTGGATAAGAAGACATGTTCTTCACCAATCAGAAGAACAAATGGAAACTATTGATGCACAAATTAAACAAGAAAAAAATAACCCTCAGTACACTTCACTTGAACCGCAGCCTGAAGAGCCTAACAGCTCAAATTTGCAGCCTGATAATAATGTATAAATAAAGGAATAAAATGGATAATTATACTATTGATGATATGATAGCAGGGGTATTAGAAGATAAACCAGAAACATTTAAAGATGTTTTTAATGATCTTATGCTACAAAAAGTGTCTGCTGCTATTGAAGATAAAAAAATAGAAGTGGCAGTTAGTATGTTTAATAATGATACTGAAGAAGAATCAGCAGAACAAGAAGATACTAAAGCCGAGGAACACGAGGAAGAAAATGTCTAAACCTTTAAGAGCCATTGTTGCTAAGCAGACTGAGCCCGTCAGGTACAATGACCAAGACACATCTATGACAGATGACGAGTTAGAGTTTGTTTCTAAGCATAAAGTTGACAAAGCAGCAGATAGAGCTGGCAATAAAGATGATATATATGACGGCTCAAATGTTAAGCCTGTTGACCGAAAATCTACTCGCCATGGCTACAGTTCAGGTGAAGACGCTAAGGTGTACGAAGAAGTAGAAGCCCTTGACGAAATCACTCTCGAAGGTGCTAAGAGAGCCGCTTCTTTCTGGAAAAATAAAGAGGATTACAGAAGATATCAATTATACACAAAGCTAGCAGATGCTATTGCCAAAGGTGATAGAGCTATAGCTGCAGGATTTGAAGCACAAATCAAAGCACTGAAAGAAGATTCAGAATTAAAAGAAAAGCTTTCTCCTTCTATGGGTGCAGGTAAGTATATTAAAGATTTTGAAAAATCAGATGCCCCTCAGTTCAAGGGTAAATCAAAAGAAAAAAGACACAATATGGCCATTGCCGCATTTCTTTCGTCAAAGAAGGGTATGAAGGAGGAAGTAGATGTGTCGCTACTACAACTCTACATTAATCTAGATGAGGAAAATCGAGCGGTCATGCTTAATATGATAGATGAAGGTCAAACAGAAGAACTAAGAAAATTTGTTTATACTATTACGGAATCATTAAATGCCGACAATAATTAATCAAAAAAATGGCAAGGTAGTTATTCATACTACTGCTAACGTCAATTCGAATGTAAGCAGCTTTCAATTATCTGATGAAACAGTCACAGGATTAAATATTAATCTAGTTATGTGGGGTTCCAGTAACAATGTTCAGGTTTCAAGAGGCTCAAATACGCTTCTCTATCTAAACGGCACAGGTGAATTTGATTTCGCTGGTGAAGGCGTATCACTACAATCCGATAGTTCGGCTAACGTAGTTATTACAGTTAACGGCACAGGCTTCTGTATCCTGGAGCTAAACAAAGTACCACGTTAAACGGATAAAAAATGAAACTTATAGCAGAATTAACAGAATCAGTAAACTACATAGTCGAAGAAAAAAGCGGCAAAAAAGAGTTTTATATTGAAGGCCCTTTTCTTCAAGCCGAAGTAAAAAATAAAAACAATAGAATTTACAAGGCTAATGTTCTTGAAAGAGAAGTTAACAGATATACTAATGAGTATATTAATAAGAATAGAGCATTTGGTGAGCTCGGACATCCAAACGGCCCAACACTTAACCTTGAGCGCGCTTCACACATTACAAAAAGTCTCAAGCGTGAAGGTAACAACTTTATTGGTAGAGCTAAGATTTTAGATACACCATATGGTAATTTAGTAAAAAATCTTATATCTGAGGGCGCACAGTTAGGTGTATCATCTAGAGGTCTAGGCTCAATTAAAGTAAATAAAGATGGCATACAAGAAGTACAAGATGATTTCTATCTCGCTTCAGCAGCTGATATTGTTGCTGATCCTTCTGCTCCTGATGCATTTGTAAGAGGTATTATGGAAAGCGCTGAATGGGTCATGAACCCTGAGGGTGGCTTTAAAATGATACAACACAATGAAAATCTACAATACAAGATAAAGCGTATGTCAGCACGCCAGACAGAAAAAAGCAAAATGCACATGTTTCAGCAATTTCTTAATAAGTTAATAAAAAAGTAATAAACTCTAGATTTTATAAATAAACTTACGTATTTCAAGGAGCATTAAAATGGCACAAGATTTAAACGAACTTATGGATGTGGGTGGAGGTGCAACAGGTGCAAGTAAGGTGCCTGAGCCTGTTGCTAAAACCGCAACACTTCCTAATTCAAAGAAGCAAGGTGATCTATTACCTCAGAAGCTAGAGGGCGATGTAGAAGATACCGATAGTGAAAATAACACCAAGCCTACAGGTGATATGTCTGCAAAGAATAGGGCTTCTGTAGAAACGCATGGTGGTGGTTCAATGAAAGAAGATATGGAAGTTTTATTCGACGGTGAAGATCTTTCAGAAGAGTTCAAGAATAAAGCAACTACAATTTTTGAAGCAGCAGTAGGAGCAAAGATCGCATTAATTACAGAAGAATTAGAATCTGAATATCAAAATAAGCTTGAAGAATCTCTATCAATTGCTATTAAGGATATTTCTACTAAACTTGACGACTATATGAATTATGTTGTTCAAGAGTGGATGGAAGAAAATAGAGTTGCTATTGAATCGAGCTTACGATCAGAAGTAACAGAAGAATTTATTGAAGGCCTAAAATCCCTTTTTGCTGAGCACTACATTGAAATTCCAGAAGATAAAGTTAACGTCGTGGAAGAATTGTCTGATAGAGTAGAAGAGCTTGAAGAAAAGCTTAACGAGGCTATCAGTGATAATATTGAACTGAACAAGCATCTTACTGAAAGTGTAAAGAGCTTGGTTTTTGCAGATGTAGCTGAAGACCTTGCAGACACTCAGATCGATAAGTTTGCTTCTCTGGCAGAGGGCGTGGTATTTGTGGATGCTGATAACTATAAGCGCAAACTCGAGATTGTTAAGGAAACCTATTTCTCTTCAAAGATGGTTAAGTCTAACATGATTCAAGAAGAAGTAGATAATGCTGGTGATGAATCATTAGCACTACCTGTCAAGCTTTCCGGTCCAGTCGCTAACTACGTTCAGGCAATTTCACGCACTATCAAGAAATAAAAAATATAAATAATACTAGCCCATATCTTATTTAAAAAGGGAGACCTAAGATGTATACCAATGAAGAAATTCAACAAAAGTGGCAGCCAGTGCTCGAGCACGCCGATCTTCCAAAGATTGGTGATTTGCACAGGCGCTATGTAACTGCTACAATTCTAGAAAACACTGAGCGCGCTCTTCGAGAAGCTAATCAAGTAGCCCGTGGTAGTCAAAATCTTTTTGAAGCTGGCCAAGCAGTTAACGCAATGCAGGGTTCGTCATCAGACGGCACAACCGGCGCTATCGATATTTTTGATCCAGTTCTTATCAGCCTAGTTCGTCGTGCAATGCCAAACCTTATTGCTTATGATATCTGTGGTGTTCAGCCTATGACTGGACCAACAGGTCTTATCTTCGCTATGCGTTCACGTTACAGTAACCAAGCTGGCCCCGAAAACTTCTACAACGAAGTTAACACAGCATTCTCGACCATCACATCAGGTACCAATACCCTTGGTCAGAGCGCTGGTAACCTCGGTTCACTAGGTGGTCATACCAATACAACTAACCTTGCTGCTTCAGCAAACGTTAACTATGGTACCGGTATGTCAACTTCAACTTCTGAGCACCTAGGTTCAAACGGCTCACTAGTGTTCCCAGAAATGGCTTTCTCAATTGAGAAAGTTTCTGTAACTGCTAAGTCACGTGCTCTTAAGGCTGAGTACACAATGGAACTTGCACAAGATCTACGTGCTGTCCATGGTCTTGACGCTGAAACAGAACTAAGCAACATTCTTTCTTCAGAAGTTCTTGCTGAAATCAACCGTGAAGTTATCCGTACACTTTATGTTACAGGCAAGCAAGGTTCACAAGAAGGCACAACAACACCAGGTATTTTCGACCTTGATACAGATTCAAACGGTCGCTGGTCAGTAGAAAAATTCAAGGGCCTGATGTACCAACTAGAAAGAGAAGCTAACAAGATTGCAAGAGATACCCGTAGGGGTAAGGGCAACCTAGTACTTTGCTCATCAGACGTTGCTTCAGCACTTCAGATGGCTGGTGTACTTGATTACGCTCCTGCTCTTAACAGCAACAACCTTCAAGTTGATGACACAGGTGCAACATTCGCTGGTGTTCTAAACGGGCGTATTCGAGTTTACATCGATCCATATGCCGGCGGTAACTTTTTCATGATGGGTTACAAGGGTGCATCACCGTTTGACGCAGGTCTTTTCTACTGCCCATACGTTCCTCTCCAAATGGTACGCGCTGTTGATCAAGACACATTCCAACCTAAGATTGGCTTCAAGACACGTTATGGAATGGTTGCAAACCCATTTGCACAAGGCACTACAGCAGGTCTTGGTTCTCTTACAGAAAACAGTAACGTGTACTATCGCCGCACACTAGTTAACAACCTAATGTGAGACAAACCATAAAAATAAAAAAGTATTTCGTATTTTTTAAGCCCGCTGTATACAGCGGGCTTTTTTATGGATAAATAAATTATGAGCGCTATTACTACAACCCCTACTAAAAGCAACTTTCTTTCACCTCTTGGGTTTAGGTTTAATATTAAACGAACCCCGGGGCTAAATTACTTTGTTCAAAGTGCAAACATACCCGGCACAAGTATCGGTACAGCTGTAGTTGGTACCCCCTTTGTAAATATTCCTTATACGGGTGTTAAAAACACGTTTGAAGATTTAGTAATAGCATTCAAGGTAGACGAAGAGCTAAGAAACTATAAAGAAATTTTTGACTGGATGATGGCAATCAGTTTCCCTGATAATTTTACGCAGCATGCAGCTATTGCTAATGCTAATCCTGGCTCTGGTGATGGCATCTACTCCGATGCAACTCTTACAATTCTAAACAGCGTAAAGCATCCTATCGTAGAAGTAAACTTTAAAAATCTGTTTCCATATGACCTATCAGAGCTTAAGTTCTCTACAACAGAAACAGATATCAATTATATCGAAGTGGCTGCTTCATTCAAGTACCAGTCTTTCACTCTCAATTACTTGATTTAACCCAAAGAGTATTATATACTTTAGCAATACCTAAGAGGTTTATTGCTATGAAATTAGATGAAATACATCAGTTGTGGGAAAAAGATATCTGTATAGATAGAACTGAACTTGGAGAAGAGAGTTTGCGCATTCCTCAACTACACTCGAAATATTTCAAGATATTTTCAGCTGAGCGCATGACCCTTCGCAAGCTTGAAGCAGATCTTAAATCTCTATACAGGCTTAAATTCGAATACTACACTGGTACAATAGACCAGGACACTCTTGAAGAAAAAGGCTGGGAGCCCAATCCGCTCCGAATACTAAGAACTGATCTTCCGATATACCTAGACAGCGACAGCGACTATTCCAATCTACAGCTTAAGATAGAGATACAAAAGGAGAAAGTAGACTTCTTAGAGTCTATTATAAAGAGCCTTCATACGAGGGGGTATCAAATTAAAACCGCTGTAGAATGGGAAAAATTTAAAGTGGGTGCATGAGTAAATTACTTATTGAAAAAATAAACGAGGTCTATATAAAAGTTCATTGCGAGCAATCTACTGCGCAAGAACTTAGTGACTATTTTACTTTCACAGTTCCCGGTGCAGACTACATAAAAAGAGCAAGGGCAAAAAAATTTGGTAAAGTAATTAACTGGGATGGAAAGATAAGACTTTTTAATGCTGCTACAAGAAGAATATATGGCGGTTTAAAATTACATATTGACTTATTTGCGCGAGAAAGAAACTACGTAGTAGAAAACTTAGATAGCAATCAGTTTGCCGAAACACCATTTAGTCTCCAAGAAGCGAAAGAATATTCGGATAGCCTGGATCCCAAAATAGAGCCTAGAGAATATCAACTTCAAGCCTTTGCTCATGCGGTGAGAACAGGAAGGGCTCTTTTACTATCACCAACCGCATCAGGCAAGTCGTTCATTATATACCTTCTTTCAAGGTTTTATAACGAGCTAGGTAAAAGAATTCTAATTATAGTCCCTACAACCTCGCTTGTTCATCAGATGGCATCAGACTTTATCGATTACGGTATGAGCCCTGATATACCCATAAGTAAAATCTTCTCAGGACAAGAAAAAGATAATAAATCCCCGTTTGTTATTACTACTTGGCAGTCAGTGTATAAAATACCCAAAGAGTGGTTTGATATGTTTCAGGTAGTAGTAGGGGACGAAGCACACCTGTTTAAAGCAAAAAGTCTTACTGGTGTTATGGATAAACTGATTACCTGCCCACATAGATTTGGATTTACAGGCACATTAGATGGTTCACAAACACACAGGCTCGTATTAGAAGGGTTGTTTGGGCCTGTAAAGAAAGTAACAACAACATCAGAGCTTATCGAACAGAAACATCTTGCAGACCTTAAAATTAAAGCCATAATATTATCATACCCTGACCTAATAAGACAGCAGATGAAAGGGCTTTCGTACCAAGATGAAATAGACTATATAATAACATGTGCTCCTAGAAATAAGTTTCTAATTAATCTTACGAGGTCTCTTAAGGGTAATACTTTATTACTATTCCAGTATGTGGAAAAGCACGGCAAAGTCCTTTATGACTTGCTGAAAGAAAACGAAAATGTCTTTTTCGTTTCCGGTGAGGTGGAGGGTGAGATAAGAGAAGACATAAGACATGCAGTTGAAAATTGTGAAGATGCCATTATAGTAGCATCATATGGTACTTTTTCGACAGGTGTAAATATAAAGAATCTCCATAATGTCATATTTGCTAGCCCTTCTAAGTCGCGTATCAGAAATCTACAGTCAATAGGTAGAGGGTTAAGAAAGGGCAATAATAAATCGTCTGCAGTATTATATGATATTGCAGACGACCTCTCATGGAAGTCAAGAAAAAACTATACCTTGTTACATTTTGCTGAAAGACTCAAAATTTATAATGAAGAAAAGTTCGATTACAAAACTTACAATGTAGGACTTAATTTCTTATGAACATACTAGTTTTAAAGCTTATCGACGGCACAGAAATTATTGGAGAGGTCTTTGTTAACAGTGAAGTGCTGACTGTTAATAATCCCCTTCAGGTCAACTACTTTATCAGAAACCCGGCGTTAGCTCCTGTGCTTACGCTTCACAGATATATGCCTATGGCATCACAAAAAGAATTTCAGTTTATGCCTATGCATGTATTGTCAACAGCCATCCCCAAGAGAGGGATGGTAGAGTATTATCATTCTATGTTAAAGGATATTACTGAAAACTTTGATGAATTTATCGACAACGAACTTATGGAGAAGGCAGGCATAGCCAACCTAGAAGACCCGGCTCATAAGGATGTAGCAGAGGCACTTTTAGAAAGAATGGTTAAGAAGCCGCTACTGAATTAATGAAAGATAAAACGCATTATGTAGATAATAAAAAGCTTCATGAAGCTATGATAGCTTATAGAGAACAAGTTCAGGGCGCTTTAAAAAACAATAAACAAAAACCACAAATCCCCTCGTATATTGGTCACTGCATACTAATGATTGCAATGAGACTATCATACAAACCTAACTTTAGCAACTATTCTTATAGGGAAGAGATGGTTTGCGACGGGGTAGAAAATTGTGTAAGCTACATTGATAACTTTGACCCAAATAAATCAAACAGCCCGTTTGCATATTTCACACAAATCATCTACTTTGCGTTTTTGCGAAGAATATTCAGAGAAAAGAAACAGCTTTATATTAAACATAAGTTTACAGAAAATAGCTCCTTATTCAACACGCTTAATGAACATAATGACTTTGATGATAACGACTTTTATTCTTCACCGCAAAACGATATTGACAATAGCAACATGAATGAGTTTATTAAGAGTTTTGAAATTAATCTAGAAAAAAAGAAAAACAAACGCAAGAAAGGTTTAGAGGAATTTATTGAGGGGGGTGTGCTTGAAGATAGCGATAGTTACTGACACCCATTATGGTGCAAGAGGCGATAGTGTGCATTTTTCAAACTACTTTGCTAAATTTTATAATGACATATTCTTTCCGTATCTAGAAAAAAACAATATTAGGACAGTAATTCACCTAGGTGATGTATTTGACCGTAGAAAATTTATTAATTTTGCCTCACTCAAATCATGTAGAGAGTATTTCTTTAATAAACTTAATGAGCAAAAAATAGACACACATATTATTGCTGGTAATCATGATACTTTCTACAAAAATACAAATGAGGTGAATGCTCTAGGTCTTCTACTTAAAGAATATAAGAACATACACACCTACGATGAGCCTGCTGAACTGACATTTGATGGCACCACTATTCTTGTGATGCCATGGATTTGTTCAGGCAATTACAACAAATGTATGAAGACCATTGAACAAACCAATGCACAGATCCTTTTCGGTCATTTAGAAATTAGCGGTTTTGAGATGCACCGTGGTACAGTTAACGATGGCGGATTTGATGCTGGTATCTTTAACAAGTTTGATTTGGTGTGCTCAGGACACTTTCACCATAAGTCTACACGAGGCAATATTAATTATCTAGGCACTCCATACGAAATAGCCTGGCCTGACTATAATGATCAAAAGGGGTTTCATATATTCGATACCGACACCCGTGAACTAGAATTTATCCATAATCCATATTGCATGTTCCGTAAGATATATTACGATGATCTTAATAAGAATATGTCTGAAGTTATAGTAGATGACTTTACAACCTATGCTGATACGTATGTAAAGGTGGTAGTAAGAAATAAGACGGTGCCCCTTTGGTTCGATATGTTCATAGAGAAGCTTGAAAAGGCAGGTGTATTAGATATGCAGGTAGTGGATGATCACCTTAATCTTTACTTAGAAGATGACAGTGATATAGTTAATCAGGCAGAAGATACTCTTACTATACTAAACAAGTACGTGGAGCAGATGAACGAAGAAATAAACAAGCAAAGGCTTGAAGGGTTACTTCGAAATCTTTATAATGAGGCCGTCTCGTTAGAATATACAACTCTCTGAATTAGAGGTTATATTGATTATTTTTCGTAAGATTCGATGGCGGAACTTTTTAAGTACCGGCAATTCGTTTACTGAGATTGATTGTGTAAGAAATCGCTCTACTCTTATTGTTGGTGAGAACGGCTCCGGGAAGTCAACTATATTAGATGCGCTCAGTTTCGGGCTTTATGGAAAGCCGTTCCGTAAAATTAACAAACCACAACTTCTTAACTCTATTAATAGCAAGAGTCTAGAAGTTCAAATTGAGTTTAGTGTCGGTAAGAATGATTACAAGGTCATTCGAGGCATGAAGCCTGCTGTGTTTGAGATTTACCAAAACGGCAACATTATTAATCAAAACTCTGAATCAAAAGAATATCAAGAAATGTTTGAGAAGATTATTCTCAAACTTAACTTTAAGTCATTCTCACAAATAGTTATTCTTGGTTCAGCATCATTTGTACCGTTCATGCAGCTATCTGCTGCTCATAGAAGAGAAGTGATCGATGATTTGCTAGACATACAAATCTTTTCAACTATGAATATTCTTCTTAAAGACAAGATTGCTACTAACAAAAATGAGATAATCGATAATGATTTCAATATTAAAAATACTGCAGAAAAGATAGAGCTTCATAAAAAGCATGTTGATTCGCTCGAGCAAAACAATGACAAAATAATTGAAAATAAACGAGCAAAGATAAGCGAGTACGAGATTCAGATTAAGGAAGCTGAAGATAAGATCGCCGGACTTAACTCACATATACAAAGACTAAACGATGAAGCATGCCTTCTTGATTCACTAGCAGAGCAGGATAAAAAGCTGCGAGAATTATATCGCAAGATGTTTGATAGGTCTGCTAAGATGATTAAAGATAACAATTTCTATAAAGAAAATGACAACTGCCCTACATGCAGGCAAAGCATCTCTCATAATTTTAAAGAGCATGTAATAGAAGAAAACGATAAAGGTATCAATGAGATTAGCAGAGGGCTTGGCAAACTCGATACAAAGCTAAAAACAGTTTCAGATAAGATTAAAGAATATACGAAGTCACTAGAGTTGCAAAGAAGGCTTCAGTCTGAGGTTATAGAGCAAAATAATACCATTACAGTGTGCAATCAGTTTATCAAAGGACTTGAGGCAGAAATTATCGATATTCAAAACAATACAAAGCATATTGATGCAAGTAATGAGCAAATTAAGGAACTAAAAGACGATCTTAGGAGAGCTATCGCACTTAAAGAAGAGCTTATAGAGCATAGAAGAACATTAGATGTTGCAAGTATGCTTTTAAAAGATTCAGGAATTAAAACTAAGATTATTAAGCAGTATGTCCCCGTAATGAACAAGCTTATTAACAAGTATCTTGCGTCGATGGATTTCTTTGTTAATTTTGAGCTTAACGAAAACTTTGAAGAAAGTATAAAGTCGAGGTTTAGAGATGAATTTAGTTATGATTCATTTAGCGAAGGCGAAAAAATGCGCATTGATTTGGCTCTACTGTTTGCCTGGAGAGCTATTGCAAAGCTTCGCAACTCTGCTAGCACTAATCTCCTTATCATGGATGAGGTGTTTGACAGCAGCTTAGATAACTCAGGCACTGATGAGTTCCTAAAGATTATTCAGGGTATAACTGCTGATACAAATATCTTTATTATCAGTCATAAAGGAGACACTTTGATGGATAAATTTCATTCTATTATCAGATTTGAAAAGCATAAGAACTTTTCACGAATTGCAATCGGAGGAAACTGATTTCTTTAAATTGTCTCTCCAAGGTAGCATCTGTAAGTTGCTAATTCTTTATTAGTGACGAATGTTTCTTTATAGAAACTTCTTTGTTTAAGATCATATAGTTGACCCCTATTATGAAATATATCATAATATATAAATTATCATTCTTTAGCAGGATAGCCGCATGAGTTACGGACTGGTAAAGCCTTCTCATCCTCTTCTCTCTACTAAATTAGAGAGATTTGACTTTAAAGCCCCTCCTATCGACCCAGTAGAATTAGCTAATAATCTTATAGAAACAATGTTGCATTATAAGGGAATAGGACTTTCTGCTAATCAATGCGGCTTACCGTACAGAGTGTTTGTTCTTCATTCGGAAAATCCTTTAGCATTTTTTAATCCAGTTATAGCGGATGTTACAACTGATAAGATTAAACTAGAAGAGGGTTGTCTTACATACCCGAATTTATTTCTGCCTATCAAAAGACCATCAATAGTTAAGGTTAGATTTCAAGATGCGTTTGGTGAGTATCATACAGAGAAATTTATTGGAATGACTGCAAGATGTATTCTTCATGAGCTTGATCATTTAAATGGGGTAGACTATACTAAGAGGGCTAATCCAATTCATCTGGCCAGAAGCTTAAATCAGAAAAAAGTATTGGAACGTAAAATAAAGCGTGCCAAGCAGGTTTAATGAGATAAGTATTATATCGTGCCCTTCCACGTACAACTAGGAATGTAAATGTCAAAAATTAAAGTATCCGAGCTATTTTATAGCTTGCAAGGGGAAGGTCTCTATGTCGGAGCTCCTTCTATTTTTTTAAGAACTTTCGGTTGTAATTTTCAATGTGCTGGCTTTGGCATGCCCGTAGGACAACTTAGTAATGAGCGAGACAATGTCGCTAATCAAATTTCTCTGTACAACAGCTACGCAGAGCTTCCTCTTGTTCATACTGGATGTGACTCTTATGCTAGTTGGGATCCTCGCTTTAAGCATCTTAGTCCTATACGAACTACTGATGAAATTGCTGAGAAGATTCTTGAACTTCTTCCAGAAAACAAATGGAAATCCGAGCATCTTGTAATTACAGGAGGCGAACCACTTCTTGGATGGCAACGTGCTTACCCTGATCTTCTTAAACACAAAGATTTCTGGCATCAATTAGCTGATCTGACCTTTGAAACGAACGGCACACAACCTATTTCTGAAGATTTAGAAAGTTTTCTTTTTGAAGAATTTACTCGGTTTGGTAAAGACTATGACCGGCTAACCTTCTCGGTTTCATCCAAATTGCCTTGTTCAGGGGAGAAATGGGAAGATGCTATTAAGCCTGATATTGTAAATCAATATCAAAGTATCGGAAATACATATCTTAAGTTTGTAGTTGCAACAGAAGATGATTTTGCTGACGTGGAGCATGCAGTAAAAGAATTTAGAGAAGGGGGCTTTAGTGGCGAAGTTTATCTAATGCCAGTCGGGGGTACAAATGAAGTTTATACCCTTAATAACAAAAGAGTAGCGGAGCATGCTATGAAAAAAGGATGGAGATACTCTCCGCGTCTGCAAGTTGATATTTGGAGAAATGCATGGGGAACGTAAAAAAAACATCGATTACGTTTGATAGATTTAAAGAAGCTATCGACATTATATTATATCAAATTAAAGAGCGTAATGTAAGATATAATTATATTATAGGACTTACTCGCGGCGGGCTAATCCCTGCCACGGTGCTAAGTCATAAGCTTGATGTGCCGATGCTAGCAAGTAACTGGGCTACAGATAGAAAGAAGCCATCGCTTACTCTTATGGATATTCTTGATAATCCTCGTAATAAAGTTCTACTTGTAGATGAGATATTAGATTCAGGTAAAACTATTAGCTCATTTATGAATATTCATGGTAAGACGGACGTAGCAGTTCTTATCTGGAATAAAGAACAGGAAGTTGTACCAGAATACTATGCATTCGAGATTGAACGATCAAGAACATCTGAGTGGTTTGAGTTCTGGTGGGAGGTATGATGGGGAAGTTTTATAGTACAAAAACGTACGGTAATGATAGAGGGTTGAGCTGCTGCTTTAGACAATGGAGAAGCACCCATAGCCATTGCTCTCTTCTTCATGGTTATTCTATTGGTGTAAAAGCCGTATTCGAATGTGATGCCCTCGATGAGCGTAATTGGGTTATGGATTTCGGGGGCCTGAAAGAATTAAAAGAATGGCTAGAGTATATGTTTGACCACACACTTATTGTTGCAGAGGATGATCCGGAACTAGAATCTCTAGCCAATCTAGGTAGACTTGGTCTCGCTGACGTAAGAGTGGTTCCGTCTGTTGGCTGTGAAAGATTTGCAGAGCTTGCTTACAACCAACTTGCATTTCTTCTTGATGAATGGAGAGATAGGGGGACATTGTTGAACCCCTCTGTGCGCGTTAAGTCAGTGGAAGTATTTGAACACGCTGGCAATTCAGCAATTTATGAAAGAACATAATATGAAATATACGGAAGTCTTGCGTAACATACTTATTAATAACAAAATGAGGTACTGGGCAGGTGATAATATTTCCACAATTCTCAACGATGCAGATCGCACAGTTATTGTTGAAGAGGTTACAGAGGCGTTTGAAGCAGTCTTGGATGCTCTTCTTATTGACAGAGAAAACGATCCAAACTCAAAAGGAACAGCCAAAAGACTAGCTAAAATGTATGTGCATGAGATAATGGCAGGTAGATATTATCCAGCACCCGACACTGCTGCATTCCCTAACACGGGCGAAAGTGCATATAATGGTATGCTCGTAGTGAGAAGTGAACTTAAGTCTATATGTTCGCATCATCACCAGCCTGTTACGGGTGTTGGGTATATCGGTATTATCCCAGGAGATAAAGTAATTGGACTATCAAAGTATACTCGCATTGCTCAATGGTGCGCGCGCAGAGGAACTCTTCAAGAAGAACTCTGTAACGATATTGCACGGGAAATTCGAAAAGCAACTGAAAGTCAAAATGTAGCAGTATACTTAAAGTTAAAGCATGGGTGTTGTCAAAATAGAGGTTTAAATGCTCATGACAGCACTACGCAAACCACAGTATTGTATGGCGAGTTTAATAATGCTGATGTAAAGAAAGAGTTCTTTGATAATATTCAGATTCAGGAACTAACAACTCGTTGAACTTAAATTCATAGTATTATAAACTTTATAATAAAATTGAATTAGGTGTATTAAGTATGAAAATAGCCCATGAAGCCCCTCTGAGTATTTTAAATAAAGTGCAGGAAGTTACTGACTACGACTATGCTCTTGTCCACTTATTTGAAGAGAACGAAAAGTATTATAATTTCTTCAGGCGTGCACTGGAAAAAGGTCGAGAAGTTATTCTCGACAATTCAGTCTTTGAATTAGGGACTGCCTTTAATAATGATGAATATTATAAGTGGATTACTCTTCTTCGCCCTACTTATTATATTATTCCTGATGTTCTTGAAGACGCTGAGAAAACTGTAAATAATATAAAGACATGGCAGCATATCCCTGAAAGAAAAACTATCGGTGTGGTGCAAGGTAAATCTATCGAAGAGATAGTCTGGTGTTATCAAGTGATTGAACCTTTAGTAGATAAGGTTGCTATTTCGTTTGACTATTCATTTTTTATCGACGAAGATCTTAATGGTAAGCTTCCAACTAAGTACCATCACTATATGTACGGCCGTGATGCTCTTCTTAATTACATGCTTAACATTGCACAAGTAATTAATGTAAATAAACCTCATCATCTGTTAGGATGTGGTCTCCCGCAAGAATTTGAATCGTACCGCGACTACAAATGGGTTGATTCCCTTGATACATCTAACCCAGTGGTTACTGGCTTGAAGGGTATCCGCTATAATGGTACCAAGGGTCTAGAAGACAAACCATCTGAAAAGCTCTTTACCCTTGTTAATAGCGACTTAAACGAAGATCAGCTCGGTAAGATTTTTTATAATATTGAATGTTTTAGAGCAATAGTTAATGGTTAATCGTAAATACTGGATTGCTATGTTCTCTCAGACAGGATCTGAGATTGCTGCTATTGCTACAAGGCTTGGTTTTAAGCCAGATTTAGTTCTGACTAATAATACCGACACTGAAACTTGGCATCCATATATTTACGAATGCGCTATTATCGCAGACTCGCATGATAAACTGATGGATTATTTCATGCAGCTTGATGACAGTAACTATTTTATTACTCTCCATGGTTATCTAAGAATCATTCCTCAAGCGGTGGTAAAAAAGTTCGAGTTATATAATGGGCATCCAGGCCTTATTACAAATTATCCGGAGCTGAGGGGTAAAGATCCTCAAGAAGCAGTTGCAAAGAATTTAGCTCTATACAAGCATATAGGTAGTGTAGTACATAAGGTAGCGCCTGAAGTTGACAGCGGAGAAATAATCACAAAGTTTGCCGTTTTTAATTCGTGTAATACTAAAGAAGAAGTATATGACACTCTTAAGCTTACTTCTCTACACTCATGGCTGTTGTTTTTTAAGGAAAAATTCGGATGCGAATTGGTATAAGTGGTGCGCAATGCACAGGTAAGACTACTCTTTTAAATGCGTTGAGATCAGAAGATATGTTTAAGAGATATAATATTTGTACAGAAGTAACAAGGACGGTTGCTTCTTATGGTCTGCCAATTAACGAAGATGGTAATGATATTACTCAAACTTTGATAATGAATCAACATATTGTTAACTGGTTTATGAACAGCAAAATGCTTACAGATAGAACTGTATTGGATGGCTATGTTTATTCAATCTATCTGCTCGAAACAGGCAATATCAAACGTCAGACTCTTAACTATGCAAGAGAGGTATTTAACAAACTAATAAAGAAGTATGATGTGCTGTTTTATATTGCACCAGAGTTTGAGCTCGAAGAGGACGGGGTTAGATCAGTGGGTGTTCACTTTAGAAACAGAATCGTAAATCTTTTTGATTCAGTTATAGTAGATGAAAACGTTAACGTAGTTAAGATTAGCGGGTCTGTTCGTGAACGAGTAGAAAAGGTGGTTAATATTATTTTTAATTATGAAGAGTAGTAATCCTATGAGCGATTATCAAAAGACGCTTAATGAACTAGTATCGGTTCACTTAGGTAAAGCCGGTGACGGTACTGTAGTCAAGCCGTATGTTACACCAGACGATGTAGATTCTTCTTTGTTGGTTTCAGTTCCACGCCAGTTAAATCGAACTGCTTACGACCTTAATGAGGGTAATCTTCCCTTCGAAGGTTATGACGCATGGAATGCATATGAATTTTCAACTTTACTTAAGAACGGGTTTCCAATTTCAGGGTGGCTTAAGTTTGTTTATTCAAGCGACACACCTAATATTGTTGAGTCAAAATCAGTAAAGCTGTATTTGAACTCATTCAATATGGCACGTTTGATTAAATCCGTTGACGATCTATGGAAAATTGAGGACAGGATTGCAAAGGATTTAGGTGATGCAGTAGGCGGCAACGTGTTTGCTAATATTGCATTTGGACACGTTGATGAAATAGCACCAATTATAGGCGATTTTATCTCACTTGAAAGCTACTGCAATGTAGAAATGATGTTGTTTGATCGATATAATGAAAGCGCAAATATCCTAGAGGTTGTTCCTAGTATTGGCCACTACGAGCGTTGGTGTTCACATTCGCTACGTTCTAATTGTAGAGTAACTAACCAGCCGGATTGGGGCGATGTCTATATCCATATCAAAGGGTATAAAGCTGTAACACCTGAGTCGCTCCTGCAGTATATTGTTAGTATGCGTAAGGAAAACCACTTTCACGAAGAGATATGTGAATGTATCTATAAGCGACTTTATGACCTTTTAACCCCGGAAGAGTTGCTAGTAGTATGCTTGTATACTCGCCGCGGTGGCATCGACATTAATCCTATCAGAGGCTCAAGTTATGATGTAGTAAACAACTATGCTCATCCTATCTCGCGAGCATTTAATTTTTGCAAGAAGACGATGAGACAATAAGTTCACCAGACAAGAACGTTAACGAAATATGCGACGAATTTATAGTAAGATCGTTAGTTGGTTTCAAGAAGTACGGTACTTCTACCGAGCGAGAGGATTTAAACCTAGACCAATGGTTGTTGCATCTAAAACAAGAAATGATGGATGCTGTAGTATATGTTCACAGAATACAGAAGGAAAGAAATGAAACTAAGTGAGGCAATCAGTAGTCTTCCAACTACCAAACAAAATGTAGTTGCGGTGCTATCAGGAGGGTTAGACTCATCCGTTATGCTAATGCTTTTGATTGAAAAATATGGTGCAGATAAGGTATATGCGGTATCTTACGATTACGGTCAAAAGCAGTGGATGGAATTAAAATGTGCTAGAAACCTTACTTCAAGCCTAGGGGTCGAACATAAGATTTTTGATCTTGATATTCTAGGAAAAATTGCTAAACCTATGTCAGCGAATATTAAAGGCTCTGACGTAGATATGCCCAGCATCAAAGATGTACTGGGCGACCCTCAACCGGTAACATATGTTCCATTTCGAAATTTAATTCTGCTATCTCTTACCTTGGCATGTGCTGAAGCAACCAACTCATCCTATGTTTTTACCGGGCTTCAAGTACACGATGAGTATGGCTATTGGGATACAACGCAACGGTTTGTTGATGGGGTCAACAGCATTGCTGAGCAAAATAGAACACATAAGATTAAAGTAGTTGCGCCGTTCAGCCATCTTAGCAAGTATCAAGAAATTGAAATCTGTAAAGAGCTGAAAATGGTTAATTACTTAGAAAGTACTCTAACGTGTTATAATCCTGACACTGCCGGCAATAGCTGCGGGAGGTGTCCTTCATGTGCTGAACGAATTGCCAATTTTACTAAGGCTGGACTAAAGGATCCAGTTAGTTATTCAATTAATATTCCTTGGGAGAAACTTATCGGTGGTTGAAAATATTTACTTAGATATGGATGGTGTTATTGCAGATTTCGATAAGAGTTATAGGTCTATTTTTGGTGTTAATTGCCGAGATGATAAGAAAAAAAAGAATTGGAATACCTTTGTTCTAAATTATAGAGGTTTCGCATATCTAGAGATGATGCCTGATGCACAAGAGCTTCTTGATTTTATTTTTAGCACTAATAAAAAAATCAGTATTCTTTCTTGTGCGAGTATACTTGAAACATATACAGAAGTAACTTCGCAAAAGATCGAATGGCTAGAAAAACATAATTTAGGAAACTTGCCTAGGCACTTTACATTTAGTAAAGCCGGTAAGTCACAATTTGCTACACCCACTAGCATGTTAATCGATGATAGTATAGAATGTATAGAACCTTTTAGAAACCCCTATGGTATTGGTATCCTGCATATAAATGCTGCAAACACAATTAATGAGCTAAGGAAACTTTTATAATGTGCGCTATTGTCGGGTCGTTCAGCAAAGATAAACTCATAGAGCTGATTAAATTGAATTCCTATAGAGGGAGTCATTCGTTTTCGTTTTCTTTGTATGATTACTATATTAACAGGCTTACTGTTGTAAAGAGACAGCTGGGTAAGATTGACTACTCACTTATTGACATACCGCATAGAACATACGGTATCTTTCATTTACAGGCGCCTACAACAGAGACGTCTGATATTAATTCAATCCATCCAGCGCTTGCAAACCTTTGCCATTCATTTACAGTTAGCAAAGACAACACACACTATGTGTATGAACATGCTCTATGGCATAACGGTATTATTAAAGCAGATTATTGTAGAGTACTACAAGAGCGGCACGGTAATGTAAAGTGGGATACGAATCTCATGCTATCCGAACTGTTAACAGATGGGTGGCATAGTTTATCAAAACTTAACGGCTCGTTTAGTTGCTTGTACTATGCTAGTGGGGATTTACACTTATTCAGAAATAAAATATCACCTATGTTTATTGATGACGAAATGAATATTTCGTCTACAAAGTTTACAAACTCATCATCAACTCAGCCTGACAAAGTATACAAATTGGACTTACAAAACGGAACGTATGCGCCAATCTATACCTTTGCAACCGTGGAGAACCCATATTATTTTCTTGGAGAAAATTAAATGAAGCATGTTTTTAGTAGAGGTTCAGAAACCACACTTACTCATGTAGATACTGAATCTGATGTACAGCCTAACGCTGTTGATTTGCGACTAGGCAAGGTATTCAAAATCAGACCGAGTGTGTTTGAAATTACAAATCACAGTAAGGTGCACCGCTGTAGTGATGAAGTAAAACCAGATCATGATGGCTTCTTTTATTTGGAACCTGGTTCCTACGAAGTAATTATGAAGAATCAAATTACGGTAGGGCCTAATGAGGCAGGCTGGATTATTACGAGAAGTACACTTAATAGAAATGGTGTTTTTTTAACGTCAGGTCTATATGACTCAGGTTATAGAGGGGTCATGGCAGGGGTAATGCATGTAACGAGTGGCCCTGCAAGGATTAAGAAAGGCACGAGAATCGGGCAATATGTAAGTTTTGATGCAGAGACTTTACACCTCTACGAAGGGGATTACGGTAGCGGTAAAGAACATGATAAAAAATATGGAGAATAATTGATGCAAATTCAGATCCCTATCCAGGAACTACAAAAGAAGAAGCTGTTCATCGCTACCCCAATGTATGGCGGTCAGTGTGCGGGCATGTATACACGAAGCGTTGCAGACCTTTCTGCTATGTGTGCAAAATATAGCCTCCCGCTGCAGCTGTATTACCTCTTTAATGAATCACTTATTACACGCGCCCGAAACTATTGCGTGGATGAGTTCATGCGTTCAGATGCTACACACCTTATGTTTATCGATAGCGACATTGGGTTCAATCCTCAAGATGTGCTTGCACTACTAGGTCTCATGACTGATGATAGCCCTTATGATATTATGGGCGGTCCTTATCCCAAAAAGTGTATCTCTTGGGAAAAGATCAAGCAAGCAGTAGATAAGGGTGTTGCAGACGAAGACCCCAACAACCTAGAAAAGTATGTTGGCGATTATGTCTTTAACCCTAAAGACAATACCTCAAGCATCCCTCTTGGCGAGCCAGTAGAAGTGCGTGAAATTGGTACTGGCTTTATGATGGTACAGCGTCGTGCATTCGAAAAGTATAGAGATTCTTATCCATACTTGTCATATAAGCCGGACCATGTTCGTACAGAACATTTTGACGGTAGCAGAGAAATTTATGCATATTTCGACTGTATTATCGACAGAGGGTTTAGCTATCAAACACTTCACGATCTTCTAGAAAATGTTGCTGCAGGCAGGCAAGATCTTCAAGAGGCTGCAAAGAAGATAGTAGAGAATGAACAATCTGCATCAAAGCGGTACTTGTCAGAAGACTATAACTTCTGCTATCATGCAGAGAAGATTGGTCTAAGAGTTTGGTTCTGCCCCTGGATGAAACTTCAACACGTTGGCTCGTATATTTTTGGTGGTAGCTTGATTGATCTTGCAGAGATCGGAGCTTCTGCTACTGCTGACGTTACTAAGCTTGGTGGTAAGAAGCAGAAATGAAACTAGATACAAAAACAGTTCAGATACTAAAGAACTTCTCTCTCATTAACACAGCTATGCTGTTCAGAGAGGGAAGTGAGCTAACAGTTGTGTCTGCAAATAAAACTATTCTCGCACGTGCAAGAATTGCCGAGGTTTTGCCTCGGCAATTTGCGATTAGTGACCTACCAAGATTGCTTGGTGTTCTTTCATTATTTGACCAACCGGATATTGAGTTTGCTAACACCAATCTAATCATTACATCAGCAAATCAACGCGTTAACTTTACCTTTGCTGATCCTAGAATGATTACTGCAACCGGGGCAAAGAGTATCAACATGCCAGAGGCTGAAGTAATGTTCACGTTGACTTCAGATGACTTTGGTCGTATAATGAAAGCTCATGGTATTATGGGGCTACCCGATATTGCTGTTACTGGTGAAGACGGTGAAATGTATATAGAAGCAACCAGCATTAAGAACCCAACCACAGACATTTATAGAATCAATATAGGGCAAACGCCGCATACCTTTAAAATGGTATTCCGGCCAGAATATCTTAAGTTAATGAATAGTAACTACGATGTAAAGATCTCATCAAAAGGTATTGCTGAATTTGGCTCGCCTGATGTTACGTACTGGATTGCAACCGAAGCAAGTTCAACGTTTCAACAATAAGATACTATATGCCATTCGCTGAAGAATTTTTGTGGGTTGAAAAATACAGACCACGAGTAGTGGATGACACTATACTACCTAATGAGTTGAAGTTAATGTTTAAGCAGTTTGTATCTCAAAAAGAGGTACCAAACCTATTGCTTACAGGTAGAGCAGGTACAGGTAAAACCACCATTGCTAAAGCTGTACTTGAAGAAATTGGGTGTGATTACATCGTGATTAATGGGAGTATGAATGGCAATATCGATACGCTCCGTAATGAAATTGCGCAATTTGCCTCGTCTATTTCATTCACTAGCACTCGCAAGTATGTTATACTTGACGAGGCGGACTATCTTAATCCTCAAAGTACTCAACCTGCTCTACGGAACTTTATGGAAGAGTTCTCAAAGAACTGTGGGTTTATACTTACTTGTAATTTTCGCAATCGCATTATCGATCCTCTTATATCAAGGTGTTCTGTAGTAGAGTTTAAGATTCCTAAAGAGGAAAGACCTTCTCTTGCTGCGCAGTTCTATAAAAGACTTCTTAAGATTCTAAATGATGAGGGGGTAATTACTGATACAAAAACACTAGCTGCCCTTGTCGAAAAGTACTTTCCTGACTTCCGGCGCACTATCAACGAACTTCAAAGATACAGTGCAGCCGGTAAAATTGATTCAGGTATTTTATCTAACTTTCAAGAGTCTAAGTTTCTTAATCTTATTGCATTTCTTAAAGATAAAAACTTTACAAATGTAAGAAGGTGGGTGGGAGAGCATTCAGATATAGAAGATGCTATATTGTTTAGAACCCTCTATGATACAGCATCAGAACACATTAAGCCAAGCTCTATTCCACAACTTGTTCTTATCATTGCAAAGTATCAATACAACTCGGCCTTCGTTGCAGATAAAGAAATTAATCTGGTTGCTTTCTTAACCGAAGTAATGATCGAGGTTGAATTCAAGTGAACCCCTTTGACTATGTTAACTCAATAACATACTCTAAAAAAGACTTGATGACGGGTTCAGAAAACGACCAAGTAATGGAAAAAGAGTATGTACCATTTCTAGTTAATAAATCTTTATCATATTTTCCTGACACGCTTCTGTATGCCAATGAGATGAACAAGTATCATTTCCTTGACAAAAAAATACAATTTTATTATCTGCTAAATAGCGTTAGACCTCGAAAGCGTTTTGCTAAATGGTCTAAACGGGATGATAGTGAGAATGTAGAAGCGATTCGTCTTTATTATGGCTATAGCATAGATAAAGCATACCAAGCTCTTTCAGTACTATCTAAAGAACAGCTCAAAACAATAAAAGAGATTCTAGAAGAGGTAAAAGATGAGCGTGGGGGAAGATTTGATAGAGGTAAGACTAGTTGGTGAAGATGACTTTTTGAAGATCAAGGAAACTCTTATGCGAATAGGGATAGCATCGCGTAAAGAGAAAAAACTCTTTCAGTCTTGTCATATACTGCATAAGCGGGGAAGATATTATATTGTCCACTTTAAAGAACTCTTTTTGCTAGATGGTAAGCCTTCTAACTTTACCGAAGATGATGTTGCAAGAAGAAACGCTATCATTAATTTGCTTACCGAGTGGGGACTAGTTCAGCAAATAGATCCGAGAAAAACTCGAGAACCGGTCGCTCCTATATCACAGATAAAAATACTCCCCTATAAAGATAAGGATGATTGGGAGTTAATTGCAAAATACAAAATAGGAAAAAAAATTAATTCGAATCCTCCCGGGGGGAACAATTTTTAAGAGGTCATATATTCGTACTTCTATTATCCCATTTTAGCTTATTTAAATGTGGTATAGTTTAAGCCGGTTTAGCACAGTGGTAGTGCAATCGCATTGTAAGCGATATGTCGTCAGTTCGAATCTGACAACCGGCCCCAGTTTTGGAAGGGCAATCAGATTGGTGACTGAACCGCACTTGAAATGCGATGAGCGCTAGTAGCGCCTTGGGAGTTCGACTCTCCCTCCTTCCGCCATTTTAGGAGGTTAGCTCAGTTGGTAGAGCGCCTGCCTTACACGCAGGTTGTCATCGGTTCGACCCCGGTACCTCCTACATATTGCCTTTTTAATCATATTTGTATATAATTATAATAAATCTGCCTGTAGCTCAGCCGGAAGAGCAACGGCCTTCTAAGCCGTTGGCCGGGGGTTCGAATCCCTCCAGGCAGGCCATCGAGGCGCTTGTAGCTAAGGGTTAAAGCAGCGCGCTCTTTTATTTTATTTTTATAATTTTTTAAAAAGTACAGATATGCCCGCCCTAAAAGTTTATAATAATTTGTAAAGTAAAAATAATTTTTATGAGCCTATAGCTTAAAGGTAAAGCGTGCCACTCATAATGGCTTGAGTCCTGGTTCGATTCCAGGTGGGCTCATAAAAATTATCTTCTTAAGTTAGTTGTTATA